GTCAAGGTAATTATTATAGGCATCATCTAGTGCCTGAAAATCATTTTCATTATTCATGTGATCATAAAGTAAACTCCAAGCATTAGTCATTATATCAAACCTCCGTCTTTACGTCAACATCAGCATCAACAGCATCATACAGACTCATGAATGCCTGCTTGGTTTCATCATCGAAACGATTGAGACCAAGATTGATTGCCTTCACTTTATCATCAAAGATCTTATAGGCATTGATGATGTGGACCAAACGACGGGTGCTGATCACTTCATCGACACCACCTTCTTTGAAGGTCTTACGAATGATGTCTGCCCAGTCAGCAAGACGAGCACAGAACTTTTGATCATCGCAAATCTTATTCAGAATGCGAGTTTCGATAGAAGCAGGGGGATACTCCTGCTCAAAGGTCAGAGCAAAACGTTCCAGAAATGCTTCGTTCAGAACATTGGTGCCGATGAAACGACCATCATCAGAACCCTTACCCTTGGTGTTGGCAGTGGCAATGACGTTGAATCCAGCAGCAGGTTTCACCCACTTGCCAATCTTCTTGAGGAAGACACCCTTACCTTCTAGAATGGACTGAAGGCAGAGGATTTTGTTGGAGGCAAGGTCGATTTCGTCCAAGAGTAGCACTGCTCCACGTTCAAGTGCTTCGATGACGGGACCGTTATGCCATGCAGTATTCCCATCAACAAGCCTAAAACCACCGATAAGATCATCTTCGTCAGTCTCAATAGTAATGTTTACACGGATCAGTTCACGACCCAACTGAGCACATGCCTGCTCAACACCGAACGTTTTACCATTACCCGAAAGACCCGTAATGAACGTAGGATAAAACAGATTGGACTGGATAATCTTTTTAATATCAGCAAAGTTACCAAACTTGATGAAGGTATCATCTTTATCAGGGATGAGATTTTGACATTCCCGAACGGGAAGAACATCGGGACTGGACTGGTAAGTTTGCTCCATCTGTTCCCGAACGGTAAGATTCCATTTACCACGACCAACCTTGAACTCTTCGATCTTTTTAGTGACGGTCTGGTAGTTGGCACCATTCATGGCACACCAGGCACGGATGTCTCCAGTGGTCACAGTTTCCCCGTAAGATGCCTGAAGAGAAGTGCGGATGTAATCGGCAGAAAGGGTCAAACGAGTGGTCATTGCGAACCTCATTGGTATGTATACATTATAATCCCAGAAGGAGGGTCACGACTACGTAGTGTGCCAGTATCAAGACCGTCTATGGCCAATACTCCAGATCTACAGCAAGGACGAAACGATACTGATTACTCTGAACAATACCAGGACGATGCCACTTATCTGAAGGATAGATCAACCAACTACCAGTTGTGGGTTTAATGAAGAACTCTCCACCCCGACGAGGACCGTATGGTGCGATCTCTGTACCACACAGATCCATGTTCTCAACGTCATCTGGAATATTCAGATACCACAAACCACTGAGCATCTTCATCCCTTTTTGACTTGGATACCAGTGGTGATGCCACAACTTATCCCGATCCTCAGCACCTTCTAGGTTAGTCATGAAACTCCAAGACTTCCTGTTACCAACCCTGACTTCTTTTCCAAGGTAAGTGAAACAGGCAACCAAGAATGTATTCCTATACTTTAACCACACATCCTCAGAACGGGCAAAGAGATTTTCCCTAGTCTGATATTTGGGACTATTGGTAAAGTAGTTACCATTATCAATAATATCTTTGATAATCCGACATGCCTCTTTATCGTCCTCTTCGGTTATGAAGGAACTAAAGTCATACTTTTTAAAGATATCATTTTGATCAATAACGTTCATGCGACCAACTTAACAAACTCATTAAGAACTTTCTTATTCATTTTTTTCGAAGCAAGAGACTTCCTGAAGGCAGATTTGATCTGTGCTTTCGTAGCATCATCAGCAACATCGAACTCTGCATCATTAGACAGAGCAGTTGAGACAATCAAGAAATAAGCATCATATCCAGTGTCAGAAAGAGTTGCAGTTTTTTCCTTAGTCAGTTTAGCACAAATGGGATCAACTTTAGTAAAGTCATGGTTGCAGTGCATACGAACCATACGTTTGGCATCTCCACTACCAGCAACACGAATGCCAATCAGATTCACATTCGGGAAGTTGAGTTTCAGATTCTCCAGAAGAGTTTGGGTGAACTTCCAATAGTCATAAGGGAACTTGACCATAGTGCCAGTCTTACGATCACGGAAAATAGTGCGACCATTGTCAGTGCCACGAACACCCCAACGACCACCTTCAGTATCACGATACTTGTACCAGAAGTGACTGTGAAGGGGTTGTGCCTCACCGTCAGTCAAGATGACGCAGTTGACGTTCTGGAGACTATGCTTCTTAGTAAAGTTGGGGATAATATCGTAGAGGCAGAGGATACTTTCGTTAAGGGGGGTGCCACTCAAACCCATGAAAGGAGGCTGGGGGTAGGAAGTATAGATGCGACGACCCTTCCAGTTGTTCCAACCACTAGAGATGGCACACACGGTCCTCCACATGTTTAGCATTTGCCTTTCGGAGGTTGCATTATTGACGGTGCTGGTGAAGAGATTCATCAGACCGAAATGCTCTGGCAGGGCAAAGCAACTATCCTCTTTGACATAGGTATCTTCATCTGGATTGGTCCAGAAACCAGGATTGTCCAGAGTGAAGGCATACACATCGTAAGGAATATTGACCTTACGGCAGAACCAAATCAGATTATACAGTTGCTTCATGGTGGCCAAGAGGCACTGATTCATAGAACCAGACCAGTCAAGAATGAACAGAAGACCATGGTTCTTACCGTTAGGAATAACGGTCACCTTCTTGAACAGATCGTCGTTGAACTTGTAGGTGTGAAGTTTGGTGCAGTCCAGCACACCAGTGCGAGCAGTAGAAGAACGGGCATAAGCATCAGCAGACTTACGCATCTCAAACTCTTTCACCAGATAGTTGACTTCCTTTTGAGCATTCTTCTTGAAGTCATTGTAGAAAGCATCGACTTCTTCAAAGCAAGTCTCAGTTTCAATCTGATCCCACCACGAATCAATATTGCGATGAATGTAATCGTTATCAGTGATCAAACGATCAAGGTTCAGTTTGGGACGAGAGATATAACGATACTCAGAAGGATCATTGCAAAGACCAGACAACTTTTCATCAAAGGCATCTTGAGTCTTCAGTTCATCCTCAATGTCATCTTCGAATCCACTCTTAGCATTTGGTTCATCAACATCACCAGAGTTGTCACCACTCTGATAACTAGGAGTATCCAGTTGAGGATCACTGTCGTCAGTTGATTCGTTGCTTTCAGAATCCTGACCTTCCTCATTGATGCGATCAGACTCACCTTCCTGACCAGACTCAGTGGTATCAACTTCTTCCTGCTCAGGAGACTTCATGTACAGGAAGATTGCCTTAGCAGCCTCAACTGCTTCTTCAAAAGTCTCTGCTGCAGCAGTCTGATCAACAAACTTCTTCTCTTCGGCAGAGAAATCAATCTTGACAAAAGAACCAATCTTGAAGTACAGATTGATACGGTCTGCCAGATTCATGGCATCCAGATCCTCATCAGCAATGCTGAAGAAGTCATCATCTTGCAGTTCAGAATACCCACGATAGAACGTCTTGGGTAGACCAGGATATTTACGTTTCATCAACTTCTCAATGCGAACATCCTCAGTGATGTTCACAAAACCCATAGGAACACCCCAGACATCTTCATTGGGGGTGAATAGGGCATGACCTACCTCATGTGCTACCAGAAGGTCATAGACGGTCTCAGAAGCACGATTCCAGATCGGCAGGGTAAGGAGACGACGACCCACATCGAACGATGCTGTAGAGACCTGACGGTGCTCGATGATGAGATCTTCGGTTGCCAGCAGTTTGGCAAGAGTACCTTTGACTTCTTGGAAGGACATCGGGAACCATTCGTATGTACCCATTATACGAAGAAAGGGACCCGAAGGTCCCTTCCAGTGGACAGTTTAAAAAGTGGTCAGGAGACCATTTTGCTGAATCCCTTGAACTTTTCAAACTTGATTACGTTTTGGAACTTGTCATACATTTCAGTCTTGTGACTGATGACAAAGATGTTTGCGTCTTTGATGACAAACCGAATGATCTTTAAGAAGTCATCGGTTCCAAATCCATCCAGAGAACTGTCAAACACTTCATCCATAATCAGTAGATTTGTATTTGCTGAGTTTTTAAACCTTGCAACCTCCCTCCATGTGAAGAGAAGGGCTAAATCGATTCTCATTTTCTCACCCTCGGAGAAAGAGGAGTACGAGAACTTGTCGTGAATGGGTGATTTGATTGTCTCGTTAAACTCTTCATCGAGTTTGAAGTTGATGTAAAAGTCCATCAACTGAAGATAACGATTGACTTGCTGATTGATAAGTGGGAGATATTTCTTGATGATTTTAGTCTTGACACCACCGTCCTTAAGGAGATCGTATGCAAAACTCTGATAGTTTACCTCTTCTTTTTTCTTAGCAAGTTGATTGAAAATAGACTGGAGCCCTTCTCTGTATTCTTCTAATTTCTCATGTTCAGAATTTCTGTTCTGTAGCTGATCGGTAATAGTTTGAATTTCCGATTGTAGATCTCTTGACTGTCGCTGAAGTCCAGAAATTCTAGTATTGTTTTGAGAAATTCCATGCGTTAGAGAAGTAACCTCCTTCGAAAGATTAGTGAATTGAAGCTCTCGGTTTTCTTCTTCTTTTATCGACTCCTCCAGTTTTTGGAAACCTTCTTTGAGTTCCTGCAGCTTAGATTGAGCTTCAACTATTCTATCTAGGCGAAAACTTTCTTCGATCCCCTGCTTACAGGTAGGGCAGACCGTATTCTCTTCAAAAAACTTATGATTTTCAGTAAGGGTTGATACCTTCTGAGACAAAGTGCCTTTAATGTTACCAAGTTGTCTTAACTTTTTGTTAGCATTAGCAAACTTAGAAACCTCTTCCTGTTTCTCATCAAGATCATGATTCAACTTTCTGTTCTTCAACATCAAGGCATCGATGTCTAGATCAATCTCTTTGATCTTCTCATACTTATTGTTGATGGTCTCCATCCCCCTTGCTTCCAAGTCTTCGATAAAGTTCTCCTGCATCTCAACTTTATCCTTGGCAGCATTCTTCTTGATATCAAGAGATCTGATAGTCTCTCTGTTCTGTCGGATATCTTCTTTGATGAGATTATTCATCGCAGAGAATACACGAATGTCAAGAAGATCTTCAATCACTTCACGTCTGTGAGATGATTGAAGTTGCATGAATGGTGTGAATCCAGCAGATCCCAGGATGACAATCTGGGTGAAAGACTTATAGTTCAGTTTGAGAATATTCTCTTCAAGGATCTTCTGATTAGCACGATCATCTGCTTCCTTGTGAAGCATCTCACCATTGACAAGAATGTCAAACACGTTAGGTTTGATGCCACGTCGAACAGTATAGGACTTACCACCAACCCTAAAATCAATCTCTACCAAACAACCTTTCTCATTGGTAGAGTTTACTAACTGTGGTTTGTTGATCTTACGGTATGGTTTGTTAAACAGAACAAAGCATAGTGCGTCCAGAAGAGTGGACTTACCAGCACCGTTAGTTCCAACAATCAGATTTGTGGTATTGTCTGTAAAAGATATGGTGCTTGGAATATCCCCAGTGCTGAGAAAGTTTTTCCAAGTAATCTTTTCAAATAGAATCATTTTCTTTAGGGGGAATCACAATGTCCTCTGGACCAATCACAGCATATTTGTAATTATAAGCGTCACATGCTTTTAAAGCAAGCTCATCGTCAACTTCTACAACAGATAAGTTCTTGTGCTTAGTGCCATTTTCATTCAGTAATAGCAGATATCTGTCAGCATCATCCTCTTCCTCAAAAAGAAAGAGGACGTTTTCACCTTCAGCATCTGCTACGGCATATGCTCCAGAAGCATTTTCCGATGCTAGTAAAAACATTACTCTACTTCACAAGCCTCCCTATAGATAGCCTCAAAAAGTTTTTTAATGATTGACTTATCTAGTTCGGTTTCTGCCTCATCAATATAACGATTCAAGATAGACATCGTATTCTCAGACTCTTCTACCTCAAAGTCATCATTCTCCTCTAGAGCAAAGTTTTCAATAACTTTAACTTCTTCAGCAACAGAAGAAATCTTGTCAACAAACTTCTCAAAGTCTTTGGGATTTGACTTCTGACGAACAATAATCTTTACAATTTTGCCAGAATATTCGGTAGCATCGAACAATTGGTACGGTGTGTCCTCATAATACACGTTGTAGAACATCCTGAAAGGATTGTTCACTGGTGTGTGTTCTAAGGTTTCGGTATCAAAGATATGGAAACCTCTGCTGTCGTTTACATCATTCCAATACAACTCATAAGGATTGCCAAGATAGAAAACCTTGCCGTCATCAGAACGGGTATGGTAGTGACCAGAGAAGACTTTCTTGAAACTACCAATCAGTCTGGTGTCGTCTCTTGCCTCTTGCTGAACGTGCCCTCTGTGTGCTCTGAACCCGTTCAGTTCAAGGTGACCCATGGCAATCTCAGCAGTGCTGTTATCAATGGCACTGTAGGTCTCTTGACGATTGTCATCATTGATCCATGGAAGGAACATGATCTTCCTGCCGTCGATTACCTTCTCGGAAGCAGAAGAGATAACCACCACATTACTATACTCTCGTAGGAGTAGATCCACTGTGTTAATGTCGTTAGTGTTCTTGTAGTAGGCAGTGTGATTACCCACAACAGTATACACGTCCACTCCCATATCCCGCAGACGGTCATAGTAATTCTTTTTAGCCCACTCCAGAGACCAGAGATCAATAGACCTGCGGTTGTCAAAAGTATCTCCCATATCGATGACACATCGGATAGATTCTCTTTCAAGAGTTGGAAAAAATACTTCATTGTAGAACTTTAGAAAGTATTCGTGAAAGAACTTACTACCTTTTCTGGCACCGAAATGCTGGTCAGTGATAATGGCACACTTCATTGACGGTTCAACTTGTAGTGAATCTTTTCTTTGATACTATTATAGTCGGAAGACGTGCCATTTGCACCATCCTCAACGACCATGACTTGATCGTATCCAGTTCTCTCGATGATCTTAGTTTTGATTTCTAGTTGCTTTTTCTCCTTCTGAATCCTACGGAGAAACGCATAATGAATAATCTGCGTAAAGTAAGCAAAAGGATTGGAAGATTTTTCGGGATCAAAATTGTGAATGTATTGAACACAGTTTTCGATTCCATCAGAAATCATATCCTCCCTGAACATGTAGTTAACAAAGTTCGGTTTGTAGGACAGGTGCGTGGCAATCTTCAGGAAGCATTCACCAAGGTAGTTTGTAATCCTTGGTTTCGGTTGCCCTGCTTCTGCTGCTTTACGAACCTTGACACGATACTCAACGATCGCAGCAAGGAACTCTTTGTTGTTTACGTAATGTTCTGATCTTTCTCTAGCAGGCATAACATTTTTTAATCTCTGACTGAATGTTCATATTATACCACAAATAAAGAGCTTGACACAACTCTGTTTTTTAAGTAGACTAACTCTGTCAGGGTTGATCGGGAATTTCTAGCTTATATATTTCTTCTAATCTCTTTCTAGCTTCTGCTACAGTTCCTAAGTAACCCATCTTTTTATCAGGTGTTACTTGTTGAGACTCTTCTTCTTCCTCTTCATCTTCATCAGTCTCATCAAGAAACTTTTTATAGAACTTGATAATCTCTTTATTAGTGATCTCTGTAATAGTTACTACTTTATCCATGCTGATGGTGTAGATATCCTCATCAGGGATTTTCATCCAAGGTTCTACTTTTACACCAGAAACTAATCCCCTCTTCACTATTTTCATAATGACGGGATTGCAGAGAACGACAATGCTATTGCCGTTAAGATCCGTGTCAAGAGAAGCAATAGAGAAGATTTCTTCCCCTGTCACTAACTTTACTACGCAATAGAATTCATCTGTCATTTTCCCTTTAGTGTAATGTTTACAAATTCATAGTTAAATTCCTCTTCATTGTAAATCTTAATCCTTT